TCAGAGTATAGTCTATATTAAAATGATCGAATATGTACGTAGCTTTCTCTGCCAATTTCTTACTAACCAACTGCAATTTACTATCATGCGGCACCAAAATCTGTGTTGTCATCGGTATGTGTCGTTTCAAAAGTATCTGATGATGGTTGTTGAATGTTCTTTTCTTTTCTTAGCTCTAAATTAGTTCTACCCTCTTTAATACTAGCATATTTACCACGCATATACATGTTAATATATTCTTTATCGGCTAAACCGGCACCATGTCGTGTAGCGGCGACAACGAGCTTTCTATTACCATTTTCGGCACCGTCGTCTGCTATTTCCAGGTCGGACTTGATTTTATATATAGCAAAGTTACTACACAACCACAAGATTCTATCAGAACCAGCAGCCACATCAGTTGTTTCTTTATCTATGCCGTCTCTATTTAATTGAGCGAACGCCATGATTGGTAAGTTATATCTAACTGCAAAATTATGCAGACCAGTCATAACAAAACCCAGTGCTTGAAACTCGGCTATATTAGTTAGACCTTTACCGTCCATGAGCTTAATATAGTCATAGGTAATCATACACGGCTTGGCAGTTCCGTCTGGATTTAGGCCCACAACTTTTAACAGCCAGCGACGGGCAATAGCTATCTGGTCCTCGAAAGGTAGTCCAGCTATTGATTTAAAATAGATTGGATAGTTCTTGAACTGATTGGCAGCATCAAACAAATTATGATATTTACCGTGTTTAGCAAACTGTCCAGTTTCAATATCGTTAATAGCTACCTCGGTGGACATAGCTAACATGCGGTCACGTTGATCTTTAATAGTCATTTCGGTATCCAGCATTAAGACTGGAATACCCACGTTTTTAGCAACGTGTAAACCTATATTAGCTGCCAAAACAGATTTACCAGTTTTAATACGGGCACCAATAACATTGACAGTACCGCCTCTCAATCCACCACCAATAGCTGTATCGTATCTTGTATAACCAGTCGATAAACCAACTTGGTCCACAGGATTCTCTGCCAAGTGTTTGACATAATCAGTAAGGTTTTCACCTATTAGCTTGGGATTATCGTCTACATCATTAATTAGACTAGAGAAGTCAATAATAGTGTTTTCAGCAATGCCAATAATAGAATTGATACTTTCACTACCATCTACTTCAGTAATCTTATCGGACGCAAACTCCAACTGCTCTTTAAGTAGTCGAGCTATCTGTAGTTTTCTAATTTTGGCCGCAAACTTACGTACATTTTCCTGTATAACAGGAGTCAGTGTAATTGCATTTAGATGTTCTACTTCCTCGGTCTTTGATAGGACGTATTCTATATCCAGTTCTTTGGCCGCAGAATAAACTGACGGTATATCAATTTTTTGCTCATTTTGTAGTATGTGTTTAAAACACTTAAAGATAAGGGCGTTGGATTTATCTACAAAGGTTGCCTCATTGATTATATCGACAACATCATAGAATGTGTCTGCTCCATACCTATATATGCCGCCAAGAACAGCGCGCTCGGCAGCTAAATCAGATAATACTTGCATATTGTTCCTTATTTACCGCTTGCACATAGACCACACTTATATCTAACTTCACCCTCATCATATCTAACCAGTTTTTGGCTCACTGTCTCTTTCTTACCGCACTGATTACATCTGACCTTCACTAGACTGATACCGCGACTTCGTTCAGATATTGGGCCAGCTAACACCTTATCAATAGCTATGTCCTCTTTTGCAGCATTCTTAAATGACGGCAACTTATCGAACTTATTGTCCTTTTTACCTCTCTGTAATGGCTCTCGACGGCATATAGTTTTTTTAGTACGACCATCACTATCATCATCATCGTCATCATCACTATCTCCACTGACATCTGGTATTTGAGTTTTGCTCTGCTTAACTGGAAGTTTACTGGCTGATAACTTCTTAGTAGACTTTATATCTATAGATGCTGGTTCCGGCTTAGCAACCGCCATACCGTCGATTTTTTGTGTTAGTTTATTAATAGCCTCAAATAAAGCCGCATTAATTTGTGCTTGTGTTAGTTTTTTCGTCGCCATCTTTCTTTCTCCATTGAATGTTGTTGATAGATTTAGCTATATTCGTAATATGATTAGACAGGTCATATAGTCGATTAGCTCTTTGTTGTGCGTATATTCTTATGTCATTTAACTTTGAGGCATATTCGTTATGTTTTATGGCCTTGGCTGCTTTCTCCACGTAGCCATATCCATTATAGTTTCCAACCTCGTCGGCTATAACTGACTTGATAATATTGTCAGCCCAGTGGACTCTTGTATTTTCGATGTTCCAACAACGAGAAATGTGAAAAGAAAATGTAGATAGCCTATAAGCTATACTAGCACAGTCCTGGGCACTCAACTTTTCTAATTCGTCACGCGACATATTTAGATATTTTTCTATGTCGGAAAAGGCTGACTCTGGCAACAATCTTGGCAAACCAGCCTTAACTTCATATTCATCTAAAACACGGTCAATTTCTTTCATGCGGTCGGCTGGCGACATTATTTTACTCCTTGCCTTTATTTCTTGGGATTTCTACGCATAATTAGCTTTACAAGCGGAATTAATTGCTTTGTAAACTTGGCAATCTCACCATCTTTTACTGGTGGAGGTGGAGGAGATGCAAAAGTTGGTTTGGGACCAATGGGTCGCTGAGGAAATTTACTCATCTAATCTCTTTTGCTCCCATCTTTCGCCACGCCACTCTTTACTTACAACCCAGTAAACATCTTCTATAGGCTTATCAAATATATCTCGACTTTTTCTTCTAATATAATCCTTAATATAATCTGGCATTTTATTCACATCTTCTGTCAAAAAGAATACAACTTCTGGATTACCTTTCTTGGGCAACAGACAATAGTAGTATACATCATCTGGCATTTGTGTAACTGCTAGTAAACTATGATTAATAATACCTTCACTAATAAAAGCTAGATATTTCTCATTTTCTGTTTGGCTTGAATTTTTTGATTTCGCATAGTGTACCATAGGAGGTTGTCGTAGTGTATCTAGAACAGTATTTTTCTGCACATTAATTTCTTGGCCAAATAAACTTGTGTATGACAATAAACATAAAACAAATAGTAATTTAGTCATTTTGACCTCGTAAAAACAAATAAATGTTAATCGGAATCATTACAATGAATCCAAAAATACGATACAGCAGATTATCTCTCATAGAGATGCTTTTCTAATTCTTCAATTTGATCTTCTAACTTAAATTCAGGATCATTAATATCGGCGGGTTCATTTTCATGTACTCGTTGCCAAAAATATAGTTCTTTTCTAAGCTCATAAATCTTTTTTCTTTTTTTTTGATAGTTATCCATTGGTATTACCTTTCGATATGATAGCACTTAGAACATCTTAAAACACGACTTGGAACTTTGCCGCCAAGATAGTATTCTTCAAACTGATGGGGTTCTGTTGGTTGGTGACGAAAATTGGTTTTACATTTATCACAACCTTCGCAAGACTGGGGACTATAACCACTAGTCCAATATTCTTTGGCTCCACATAAACAATTATAAGTTTTCATTTTTTCCCCTTAGTATATTCTCCCAATTACTTTCTTCGTTAAATGGTAATACTACAAGTCTTATACCAGCTTCTTCTAGTGCCAGTTTCTTGGCAACATCCCTCTGTTTCTGTTTAACGAATTCTTTGATAGATGAATGGAAGTGCGGGACAAACTTATAGTGTTGTTCACCATGTACCTCGACTGCTAGTTTTAGCAACGGGATATAAATATCTACATATAATGTTGTCTTATCCACTTTAATAGCCCATTCGTCCAAAATAGGAACAGTTGGATATATTGTTTTAACTAGAGTAATAGCTTTTTTTGCTAGTGTAGATTTCATACTTTTAATCCCATCATCTCATAAACATTATTTTTAATCTTCTCGTACCACTCTGGATTTTCTTTAAGAGATATACTAACTTTTTCCAAGCCCTGACATTTAGGTTGTCCTTCAACTGGAGTTAGAGTATACCAACTAGCACCCTTTTCTATAATACCAAGTTCTGATGCAATATTTGCTATTTCAGTATATTTATCAAAACCGGAACCATATCGCAGATAAGAGGTAACAACTTGGCCGGGTGGACCAAGGGCTGACGTAACAATGTCCCAGTTTGTTAATTGTCCTATTTGTGCCCCATCTTTTGTTAATTTCCAATCCTCGGTTGATTTTGCCCACAATTTATTATCGACCTGATAGCCCAGCTTCATACCAGAGGTTTCAATATATGCAGCACCATAACCAGTAACATTAGCACCAACGTGAGTAATACCTATAAGTATTATGTCATTAACAGGAACAACATTACTAATCTTGCGACAAAATTTAGCTAGCAATTTAGGACCGTCTGCCCTTAATTGTTTATCCATAGTGCCCTCACGTTCTTCGTGAGTTACCAACATACTAAAACTGTCGATAATAACGACGGCTTTTGGACACGTATTTATAATTACTTCTGCTATTTCAAGATATTGATGTGCCTCTAGAATATTACCTGGAGAAGATTCTACAACATGAAATTTTGCCATATCAAGACCAGGAATTCCTGCTATATCTCTTGATTTTAGACGACCCTCAATATTAAAATAATATACTTCTCGACCAAGTTTCTGTGCGTTAGCGGCCAACTGTAGAGCGGCAGTAGTCTTACCAAACTTTGGTTTACCAGTAAAAATAGTCAAAGTACCGCTTTGTATACCGCCACCAAGCCCTATATCTATGGAAGGACTAATAGAGATTATATCTCTCTTACGATTTAAGACGGTGGTGCCTGACACTATAACCGCTGAATATTTGTCTAGAGCCGAATTAGATAATGACTCTGTTGTAGCAGATTCTTCCTTTTTTTTAGCCATCCAAGTCCCTCAATTTATCAAGAATGTTTTTGTTAGTTTTTTGAACAGGCTTGGCGTTAATATCGACGGTCTTGAACTCCGTGGGAGGTCCAACCGGCTTGGCGTCAAGTTTTGTCTGCTCGTCTTGAATTATAGCCGGTAGCCAAGGGGCACGCAACGAAAAGATTTTGCGTCCCTGAGAAGTCTTTAGGGCACGGCTGATAGCCTCTACTTTAAATGTTTTTAATAACTTATGGGCCGTGGCTATCTGCTCTTTAAAGTATTTAGCCCAGCCCTCAGTTTCCCAAAATTTAACTGGCAACTCACCCTTCCCCTGCAACTTATGTTTATTCTCGCATATTATCTCTGTAATATACTGGGCAGGAGTTACCCATCCTTCTGGCGAATATCTGGAAGGGTATTTGCTAACATTAGTTTGTTGTTTAGCCATGTGGTCTAAATAGGTCGTCCTCGTACTTTGAGGCTGTTCTATTGGCTGGGACATTCTTGCGTATGTCGTCAGCAGCCTCACTAGCCGCCGCTGTCATCATAGCAATACCAGATTTACCGCTGGTTGTCTTAGTAATCATACGAGAAACAACCGGACTGGTTGTAGTAACTTCATCCTTTTGCAATTTCTTAGTCTTTTTAATCTCTTTGCGACCCAACTCATTAATTTTTGTCGCTATAGTTTTAAGATGCTGAGTAACTAACTTTACATCTTTTTCTATAACTTTAGAAATTTCTTCTGCTATCATACCAGCTTTATCTAGGTTTTGAATAACCAATTTATCGCTGTTATTAAGTATACTTTTAGCCATTATTCTGCTGTCCTTTCTGCATTAGAGAACCACGCTCTGTTTTTGGTGGATAAATATTTATAATATAAATCAAAAGTCTCTTTATTAACCTTGCGAAAGGTAATTTGAGGCTGTCTGTGTAACAGATTATTATATAGACCAAATGGATCATATAACTTCTTATTCATATCAGTTCTGATAAAATAATGGGTATTTTTACCTAGAGATATAGTCTTGGCACAAACCATGTGGTCTGATTCTAGACTCTTTTTTGGAGACCCGGTATATCCTACAGAATAATAAATAGTTTCTGTCTCGGATACCTCTTTTTCTACCGGCTGAAAAAGGTCATCTTTTCTTATTTCCATGTGGTCTACCTTTGGTTTTTTGTTGTTGTTTACCTATAGAAATAGCTCTATTTTCATAGAAGTCTTTACTATCTTCTGATGGTTTATAATTAGATTTATAACTATTATGCTTGTCGTACAACCTTTTACGTTCGGCTGGAGACATTCTTTTGGTGTTGATTTCCGCCAATCTACCTAGAGTTATAGGGCCAGTATCTACGTTAAACCTAAGATCATTTTCATAATCTCTTTTAGCAGTTTTACCGCAGGCACAGGTAACTTCTGTCGTATAATCTTTCATGGAGGAATGTAATTGGAAGGTTTGTTTGCATTCAGAGCAAACATATTGATACATAGGCATGTCTTATCCCTTTCTTAATTATATTATACACCATTCTTTATAATACTTTTATACAGTGGCGGCAGATAATCTTCCCACTCTGGTTCAATATAGCTCCAGGGGCTTAGTCCCGCAACGTGGTTAATATTGGCCAAGCATTCCGGCCTCTTTAACAATCTCATCTTAGACTGTTCTAGAGTTCTATTGCCCTTTTTACGGTTACATGGTACACAGCAAGTCACGATGTTCTCCCACTTAGTAGGAGTACCGTGTTTGGATTGGTCCCATTTTGAACGTGGAACAACGTGGTCATAGGTTAGGTTTTCAGGGTCAAACTTACCACCGCAATACATACAAGTCAACTGGTCTCTTAGAAAAACATTCTTTCTAGAGAAAGGCACTCTCTGCTTACGCTTAATATAAGTTCTTAGTCTGATAACAGAAGGAAGAATATGTTCACGGCCCTTAGAGTCGTGAATAATGTCGTCGTAATATTTAATTATGTCCGCACCGTCCTTACCATTATCTAATGATATAACTAGAGCTTTTCTCCAGTCTACAATAGAATAAGCAAGATAATCAGCATTAAGAATCAAAGCTCTTTTGTGCGTTTTCATATTCGGTAACTTTTTCCAATATCTTAGTGATAATAGGGTTTCTTACTATATCACTTAGTGGCATATCAATAATAGCTATACCTTCAATATCCTTGAGTACAGACATATAAACGTCGAAACCACCACGTTTAAACATAGGAAGGTCGGTCTGGTTTACATCGCCAGCCAGGACCATCTTACTATAAAAACCGATTCTTGTCAAGACCATTTTTAATTGCTCGACTGTGGTATTTTGTGCCTCGTCCAAAATAATAAAACTTTTATGGAAATTGCGACCTCTCATATATGCTAGCGGCACTATTTCTAGTATCTGACTTTTACGCCAGTGTTCTATTTCTTGTGGCGGTAAAAAATGACGCAATTCATCAAAAATTGGCATCATGTATGGGTTCAATTTATCATTAAGGTCGCCCGGCAAGAAACCTAACTTTTCACCCGACTCCACAACTGGTCTAGTGATAATTAACTTGTCATATGCACCCTCTTTAATACCCTGTACACCAACGCCAACTGATAAGTGGGTTTTACCAGTACCAGCAGGACCATTCACAAAGATTATATCATTCTCTTTAATAGCATTAAGAAATTCTCTTTGAGAATCTGTGCGAGGATTAATACCAGTCACTTTGGTTTGAGTTTTAATTAATGGAACTGTCAAATCTATCTTCTTCTTTTTTCTAGTCATAAAAACTTTCTAATTTAGAGTAAACAAGCGCCGCCGACACATGCACCTTCGATTGTTGGTGATGTACCATCACTGTTTTCTAACAATTGTTCATAATCAACCTCAATATAATCTTCTAATAATTGGTTATATTTAATTTCATCCTCTGGAGTTGAAACTGCCTCATACGGTGCTTGTGGATATAATTTATCGCCACAATCAGGTATAAAAGAAACTGCTGAAAAGTATCTGCGATTTTTAAATATATAGTCTACAACATCAGTCCATTCATCATCTTTAACTATGACAGTACAACTAACATTATGATCTATATCTTTCTTATTATTAACTTGCGAAGGAATAACCCATTTTTGCTGGAATAACTTAATATATTCCAGGTGTTTAATAGCGGTTAAGTCTTTTTTGAGTAGTGCGCCTTTGGGAGCCTCTATTGGCAACGTAATAACTTGATCTTTTGTATTAGTATTCCAAACGCTTTCCTCACACATCTGCGGATTATGCTGTCTAAAGTATTGAAAGATGTTCTCTAATTCGTTAGCTTGAATTCTTCTAAAATAGCGCCCTGCATGATGAGCATGAATACCTTGATCTAATACCCCAATAGCAAGGCTACCAGTTCCGTCTGGTTTAAGCAAGTTAATTCTCGCAGCTTTATTAATACCCAGCTTTGTAGCCCACTCTGCATTAACTTTAACTGCCAATTTGGCCATCTTCTCTAAGTTTTGTTCATTTAAGAGAATTGACGGCGAACTAAATATCCCAGTTATACTATTTCCTAATAGAGATTCTTCCTCTGTTAATTCTTTAGCAGCGTTTGATAAATATGGAAAATCTGTATAACTAGCCTGTAGGGTGCCAATAATGGTTTGAGCTATCACGACCTCTTGAAATTCTGCAATGCTAGTTATTTTATTTCCATTACCTGAAACCAAGTTGCAGAACTGTACTCCGCAAATACCACCAATAGTTACTGGGATAAAAGATACTTCAAAACATGGGTTGAAAAGCACATCTTCATTATTAGCAAAAACAAACCCTGGCTCACCAAACTGTCTCGTTCTTTCAAAAATTTGTTGAAAATCTTCTTTTGTACACTTATTTCTTAATAACAATACAGAGTTGTTTGATCTAGCTCTTTGAGGATAGATATAATTCCAAGCAATAGTCTTTGCGTCTAGTAGGTTTTGGTATGCCCATTTATCCGACGACTTATTAAAATCAAACCTAATATCAAACTGGCGAGTATCTGCCCAAATTTTGACATCTACGCCAGCCTCGTCTTTGTGTGATTCTTTATATTTTTGAACTGGATAGAAAATCTTAGCATTCAACATATCTTGGTCATCTGGCATAAAGATAACACAAGAGGCTGTTCGACGGATGCCACCACTTAAAACAGCGTCCGCAAAATACATAAGTATATCATAAACATCTATAGTACGCAGGCGTTGCTGCTTGCGAACCCTAATTAAATGTTCTAATAACTTTTTGATCTGTATGTGGGCTTTCTTTAGTGGTTTATATCCAGGGGCTTTACCACCACCAGTCTTGAGTATAGCGCCCTTCTTTCTAATCTTAGAATAGTCAAAGATAATCTCGCGGCCAGAGAATGCTGTATTACGAACATAGCAAGAGATCAAGGCTTCTAGAGAGTCGGCCCAGCCTTCGATGGTATCTTCAACAACGTATGTTAGAATTGTTTCTGAACGCTCGTCGTCTGAATGTACTAAATCAGGCAATCTAGATAGATATTTATTAGATAGTCCAATGCCAGTTCCAGTACCACATAACATCAGATAAGCAATTTCAGCAAAAGAGCGAATAGAATCTATGTGTCTAGTACAACAGTTTCCAGTTACTAAACCGTTGGGTAAAACAAATGAATTATCATCCTCTACTTCTAGGCACCATATATCATCATATATTGGCTCATCAATAGATTTTACAATAAATGGACAGTTATTGTTTACATCATTGACGATGCGAAAAGATATTGTGTATGGTCTAATACCGTAATTAGTTTCTTGGCCGGTATAATCTGTTTCTGAAACAATAAAGACACCAGCTATTGGAAAACACTTCCTGATAAACTCAATATGAGTTATATCTGATGATTGAATAGAGACAAAAATATTATTTGAGCTTCTAGTATAATTTTTATTTTTAGCTCCATCGGCATCTAAATATCCTCTTACAAAAGCTCTAATTAATCTTGGGTCATCTGATGGGTCGGGTGGGGTTTTGAGATAACTGCCGGTTCCATTACAAGACAGTGGATTGGATGTTGGAAATCCCATTTCCTCAAATCTATTTTCATATTTAGATTCTTGTTTACATAATCTAACCATAGAATGGGCATGTTCCCCATCTTTATTCTGGACTAACGTGTCATCTCCAAAAACATAACCATAACACCAGTATAATTTTTCGTCCCATGAAGCTGAGGTGTATTCAAATTCTTTAAAAATATCTTTGGAACCAAGAAGATATTGTTTTGGCTCAACCCCCTCGACCACAGTTTCATCTCTTAGGAACCAGCGGTGGTTTTTGGTAGCATATACGGTATATTCAGATTTTACCCGCGTAATTTTAATTGGATATAAATAATCTTTACCATAATGTTTTACGACAGCCTTTTTCCAAGCACCGGTGTGTGTTAAT